CAAAACCGACAAACCTCCCGCCCAAGTTACCGCCCTCGAACGAGAAGCCAAGTAACTAAGCAAAATGATTACGAATTTATTCAGAGTAATCTTTGGCTTTATAGCCATCGTCAATCGTGTTAATCACATTGACCAGTCAGCCTATGAGGCTATGGGGCTCCCAGGGTATCGCACCCTGGAAGGAGCCGTGTCCGGATCCATTTTGGAATACCCTGTTAGATACATTCTTGAATCTACCGTAGGATACCCTAGCCATGCCAAATACGCTGCCCTCATCAATCATTGCAACCAACAGTACATGCTCATGCATGATGCGTCCACGTTATATAAGTGGAATCTGGCCACAAATCTGGTTCAAGAACCCTCGTTCTTGTGTTCCAGACTCATGCGCCGGGGTGTCCTAGATACACCGCAACCTGGCTTTGCTGTTCGCATGATTGACTTGATCCTTACCTCACTCACATATCTACCGTCTTTTGCGTCCGTTTTGATGATAACCTCTTGTATCATGGGCGTCTTATGTGTGATAGCTTTGTTTTACCTGATCAAGGGTCGCTGCGGCATCGCAGTCGATGCTGAAATCACTCCCCTCACTCATAGTCAGGCCAGTAGATTGATCTTGAACAGGACAGAAATGAAGACATTGAGGAAAAACCTTGCCGCAGGCATAGTACCCGAGTCGTTTGCCGAAAATCACCATAAAACCTTGGCGTATATTCGTGCGACTCTAGAAACTGCTTGTTTGAATGTGTTACAGTCTATAGCTATTAGCAAGAGCATCCGAGACATCGGCGGCTCCTTGACCCGTAATGCTTTCAGAGGCAAGGCACTCCATATCTGCTCCCCCAGCGTTGACAGCACTGATGTTCAAAGAAAAGAAGTTTCTGCTCTCAGTAACGAGGTCCATAACCACTATGGACATGAATGTAACAAGAAGAACTTTCTCTCAAACATGACATATGTTGATTTTCATATGACCCAAGAACAATTAGTCGCTTCCATTGGCGCCCCTACCTTTGTTATAACTCATGACTTTACTTCCATCGCTGATGGCAAGAAACGCTCATGGTTTGGTGGGGAAGCCGAGGTCACCGTAACTGCTTCCGACGTTACAATGAAAACTACGGGTGGTACTACCTATCAACATGGTTACCACAAATGGGATCAGGATGGAGTTATTGTCGCTAAGACTGGGGCAGTCAATTACGTTCGCGTTTTCGATGAGCCTGCCACAAAATCCATGATTTTGTTGCTAACCCCAATTTCTGGCCGATACACCCTAAAAGACAACACCCTGCGATCAACCGCCACTGCACAGTCGTTCAAGTTGACCTCAGGGGGTGAAGCTACCCGCGAGGATAGTGAATATCATATAAAGAGCGGTATCTTCACCTATTCTATCCCCGTCTCCACAATCAATAGGGTTGCCTTCCAAATGGCTGGCAAAGCTAGAGATGAGAAGTGGAAGGAGAATTTATGTTCGATGTTACGTGGCCGTTTCCAAATGGATAAAGTCCCAATGGACTGTATCCTGGAATCTGCCGACCTTTGTATCATGATCGCCGACACTTATGCGGCATCTATCAGAGACTCGTACATCACGAACCCTAATGGACTGAATTTCATCCAGAAATTCCTTGTTAGGTATATTCTCCCTACTCTACACTCTTCCAGCATCCCCTACATCGGTTGGGCCCTCAACACTGTTTTGAGGTGGAGCCGTATGGCCCCAACCCCTTGGTTATGGAAAGACATCACTGTCCACAACTACGAGATCAACTATCCTAGGTTGGCCGTCACTTTGTTGGATACACCCACAGCTCCTGTTGAGCCCTTTCGTGAGGCGGGGGAGGATGATTCTTCCCCCTCTCCTAACGAACAACGCCGCGATACCCGCGAGGACCCAACAGAATCAAGCCACGGGGATAGACAAGAGGCTGATGGCAATAGTGCCGCTAGTTCACCCAGCACTACTGCCAGCTCCACTAACAAGGAGCGAGATGATAAGACGTACATTGCCCCGCCACTTCGTAGCGGCGCAAGGACACCCAAACCTGGGAATTCCAGAGGAATACCTAAAACCGCTCAACGAGATGTCGTCAGAGTGGCAGCAGGAATTCCTAAGGATAGCCACCCAGCTAAAGGTGCAAGACCCAACAATGCCGTGGGCCGATCATCCAAAACTAACGGACTTCAAGGACAGCAGCGCAGTAATAAAGGTGGTGAAGACATCCTTCCTATCAAAAACAATTGCAAACACCCCGACCACCCAGCCGGGCCAAAATGCTTCAAGATCTCAGACAAGGTCCCATCCTGCGTCACGAGACAACAAGTCCTTGAAAGCAAGTCAGACAAAGAGTTACGCGACATCTTCGGTCCCAGCTGGACCAAGTTTGTCAAGAGACCCGTCGATAAACGTCAAAACATTGGACAGAAGCGTAGAGGACTTCCTCAACCTTCCAGAAAACCAATGGCTCGTTCAAATCAACCCCCTTCCATTCCAGGAATGGGTAAGTCGGTTCAAGAGTGCAAGGCAAGAGGAACTAGCCCTCGCTCGGTCAGAAGTGACCGAGTCAGGAATACTCACCAAAGACAGCATGTTAAAGAGCTTCATTAAGATTGAGAGCTCTACCACTGCTACAGACCCTCGGAATATCAGTCCGAGGAGTGACAAATTCCTGTCAATCCTAGGCCCTTATGTGGCGGCGATTGAGAAATTAGCGAAAAGATGCCCTTACTTGGTCAAAGGCCTCACTCCCCAGGAGCGAGGGCCTTTAATGGCCAAATCGTGGAGGGGCGCTATCGTGGAGACCGACTTCAGTCGGTTTGACATGACCGTTTCACGGGACATGATCATCCACGTCGAAAGGAT